CAAAAATATATCAGATGTGGTATAATAAAAATGTAAGAAATAAATATAAATAAAAATTAAAAGGAGGATTTAAAATGAAAGTTAAAAAGAATTACAATTTAGCGGACCTGAAAAAGTTACACGCAAATGGTGCGAGCATCAAAAGAGATTATTCATTGGATACATACGGAACGTCACCCATGGGCTACATGGAGCGACGTGGAATAAGAATTAATGGTAAGAAATATCAAGTAGTTTATTCTGCTAGAGGTTACGGTAGAATAACAAGTGAAATAAAATTCTACAACGGAAGATTTCTTGAAAAGCACAAAAAATACATGGACGCTGTTCGGGACCATTTCTACAATAATATATTACCATACATAAACTATATTACCCTATACTATACTTAATTATAAGAGAAAAGGAGGAATTTAAATGAAAAAAATCAATATGAAAGGAGGTGTTTAAAATGCGTGAGTGTCTGTGTGGTTGTGGACTTCTAGTCGAAAAGAAAAATCGTCGCTTTAGGCAAGGCCATGACGCTAAATTATCGTCGATTCTGCGTCGGATTGAGCTCGGAGAGTTGTCGGAAGACGTTATACCCGATGTTGCTAAAAACGCACTCGTTCAATGTAAGTGTTGCGGTAAGCCAATCTTGCCACACCCCAGCGGCATGGGACCTTTGTGCCGTGCGGGTAAATGCAAATGTATTAAAATCAGTGAATTTGTAAATAAATAAAGAAAGAAAGGAGGTAAATGATGGAAGAAAGATACACTATTGATGACTTTAAGGAGACAAAATGCTGTTTGACGTGTCGAAATTGGAATGTTGACAATACGCTGCAAGGCCGTTATATGTATAACACATGCCGATACATGTATGAGAATTTCAAATGCGTTGCAATGTTTCCAGCTACTTGGCAGTGTAAATATTACGATGGCCCGTATACAACGGATTGTCCGTTTGGAGAACGAGAGTATAAGGAGGGACGTTATGAACGAAATAAAAGAGTTGCGTGTAAGGAAGAGAGATAAGAAAATTGAAGTAAGTGTACGGTCAGACACCGTTACAGCATTAGCATTGTTGTCAGTTTTGATCTTAGCAATGGAAAAAGAAATGGACATTAGTGCTGAAAAGATTTTAGACACCGTAAGAGACGCCATTGAGATAATGAAGAGAGAACCGCCGAATACGTCTAAGAAAAGAGCGTCAGAGCTAGAAGCTTTAGGGACACCGATTGTAAAGTGGCTCCAAGAGAATTCTTGTCCACATGGTGCTGTAATAGTAGACAGCTATGGTATTAGGTTAGTCCGAGATGAAATAGGAATTCCGATAAAGGAGGTGAAAAAGAATGGAAAAAATGACCATAACTTTCGACAAAGAGCGTGATACGAAAAACACTGTTCGCTTTCAGGAACGGAATGATCAAGCGCCCGTAATCGGAACGCTTTATGTTCAAAAGTGGGCATTAAATCAACTCGGGAATCCACAAGCTATTCTGTTGACTATTGAATCGAAACTAGAGGAAGAGGAGTAAACAAGATGTCTATTACCGTTGAAAGTACATATTACAAAGACAAACTCACAGGCGTACTTGTACGCTGTCCGTACGGGCTAAACGCTCGAATTAAATCAATACCTTCCCATCGTTGGATTCATGCTAAACGTGCTTGGCACTTTCCGCTCGACGTAGCAATACTTGAACGGATCGAAGCACTAGGAACCATTTTGCCTGCCGATGTGCAAGCGTGGGTTGACCGGCAGCGCGCTGCTAAAGCCGCTGCCTTGGCTTTGAAAGATCAAGAGGATACGGATTTACAGGTCCCATTTGCGGAGAAACTCTGGAGTTTCCAACGTGTTGGTGCTAAATTTTTGGTTCAAGTCGGGCGGGCTTTACTTGGTGACGATATGGGTCTTGGCAAGACGCTACAAGCAATTACTGCATGTGAAGAACTTAAAGCTCGCCGTGTCCTCATTGTGTGTCCTAACACTCTGAAGGGAAACTGGGCTGAAGAAATTCATAAATGGGTGCCGAATCGCAACGTAACTGTCTTGAGTGGGTCGGCAGATAAAAAAGCTCGATTGATTCAAGAATTTAAGGAGGGTTATTTAGTAGTTAATTATGAGACCGTTCGGTGGTCATACGAAAGAACGACAATTGACGGCAAATCGAAGCGAGTCAAAAAGCCGGGGCACCACATAATTGACGAGTTACTCGGAATAGCGTGGGATGTTCTTATTGTGGACGAAGCACATAACATCAGAAATCGAAAAGTCAATCAAACCGAAGGAGTAAAAGCTCTAGCAAGTGTGATAGAGTACACGTTTCTTTTGACCGGAACTCCAATTATGAATCGAGTAGACGACCTCTGGTCTTTGCTGCATGTACTCTATCCTAAGCAGTATTCGTCTTTTTGGTCTTTCGTACAAAAGCATGCTACTGCTTACCCAGGCCGTTTTGGCTGGGTCATAGATGGTACACCAACACAGCCCGAAGCACTGCGCCGTGAAATGGCGCCCTTCTTTCTGCGTCGTGAAAAAACTGAAGTATTTCCCGATATGCCGCCTGTAGTTCGCCAGACGGTTTGGGTCAATTTGGAAGCCGACCAACGACGCATTTACGACGAAATAGAAGAATTTTTTATGGCTGTCGTTGACGAAGATACAACAGTTATTACGCCAGGTATTTTAGCTCAAATAACTAGATGCAAGCAAGTAGCAATTTCACCTGCCCTAATAGGCGGGAAACGAGAAGGTGCTAAACTCGATGCCTTTATGGATATTGTTCACGGCACAGACCGTAAGATTTTAGTATTCTCTCAGTTTGCCGAAGCAATAAAACTCGTTTCCGAAATGCTTACCGAAGCAAACATCGGGCATGTTGTTCTAACGGGAAAAACACCCGACAGCGCTCGAGATCAGCTTAGACACAAATTCCAAACAGATCCTAGTGTGCGTTTGTTTTTGGCAACTACCACTGCGGGCGGTGTAGGCCTGACTCTCACAGCGGCATCACTTGTCGTTTTTCTCGACAAGCACTGGACACCGAGTATTAATCAACAAGCAATAGACCGCACGCGCCCGCACCTACAGAAAGAATCCGTTCAAGTAATTGAACTACTTGCTCGAAATAGTGTAGACGAAATGGTCGAGGACGTGTTAGCGGGCAAGGTTACTATTATCGAAGCCGTAATTGCGAAACGAAAAAAGTTAATAAGTATGGGAACTTGACAAACTCTGTCATGTTGTGTTATAATAATAATGGAGCACAAGCTCAGAAAGGAGAAATAGGTGCCTGCAAAGATGTATTTAGCGCGTAAACTGGCTAGCACAAATGCGAGCATCGCCCAACTGGAGAGCACTATACGAAGCTTAGCTTTTGAGGAATTAACAGACTTCCAAAAAGATTTAGTAAAATTCCAACTCGAAGTTGAACGACTTCTACAGTGGGCATTAGAGCAGCGTCTGAAGCACTGGCCTAAGCGCAAGTGCAACAGATAGATATATGTTGCGAAAGAAAAGAAAGGAGGTATCATGCAACAGCAACGGACACACACTAGTTACTCCGAGCTTGCAACTTGGTCCACCTGCCGCATGAAATGGTATTGGGCTTACGGGCTCGGCATCGTTCCGAAACGCTTAATTCGAGCGCCGTCAATCGGCGCTTGCGGGCATGCAGCGATAGCTGCATACTTGCGAGGTGAAGATTGGCGAGAAGCAATTGAGCGTTGGTTTGTGGAAGAGACTAGCAAGCGTGAACTGTTCGACGAAGAAATCGCTGAGTACAGGGAAATTACCGAGTTAATTGCGGGAATAATCCCAAGGTACATCGATACTTACCAAGACGAGTTTACGCCCGTGCTAGTCGAGCAGCGTTTCGAAATACCTATCAAAGGTATGCGTTTAGATTTGATTGGGTATTGGGACGCTATCGTAAAAGACAGAGAGGGCTATCTTTGGATTCTTGAACACAAGTTTCCAAAGCAGCGATTCCGAACAGACACCGATATTGAGCTGGACGGGCAGATTGGTATTTACCAGTATGCCGCCCATCGTCTCGGTTATCCTGTTGTCGGTACTATCTACAACCAGCTATTAGCCCGTCTTCCTGCCGTGCCGAAACTTAATAAAGACGGCAGCGTGTCGAGAGTTAAAATTTACACTGATTGGCCCACCTACAGGGATTTCGTTGTGTCGCAGGGACTCAATCCTGACGACTACTCAGACATGGAAGAAAAACTAGCTGAATTTAGATTCTTCCAACGTACCTATGTATTTCGTCCGCTGGTAGAAATACGCTTGTTTGCTCGGGACTTGGAGCATAAAGTTTGGGATTTAAGTCGAGCCAAGAAACACATTTATCGCAGCGCAAACTTTATGAACTGCAATAGTTGCCCGTACCGAGAGCTTTGCTTGGAATCGCTCAAGGGCGGTGACATCGAGTTTCTGATTGAGAACGAGTTTGAAAAAAAGGAAACACCGAAACCAGGAGGTGAAGAAATTGTCGACAAGCAGAACTACTAAACCACCTACCATGCCGATCGAGATACCGATTTACAAGCCGAAAATCGAAGACTACAAGCTTAAAATGCTGATTTACGGACCGCCAGGAGTCGGCAAAACTTCATTACTCGCTACGGCTAATGCACACCCGTTGACGGCGCCGGTTTTATTGATCAACGTGGAAAGCGGTATTTTGAGCGTTGCCGATGTTGCGGCGTTGGGGTTGCCTGAGCCGCCCGATGTTGTCGACTTGAAAGATTTCGACCAGCTCGAGAACATCTTTTGGTTTTTAGCTAAGGGCAATCACCCTTACAAGTCGGTTGCTATTGACAGTTTGTCTGAGCTGCAGATGGTGAACATCGAGCACATCGTGCAACAGCAGCTAGGAAAGCCCAGTAGCTCGTCCGGTGCCAAACGTACCAGTCTAGACGACGTGTGGCTAGACGACTACGGCGCGAGCACACAACAAATGCGTCGTCTTGTACGTAGTTTCAGAGACTTACCTATGCACGTGTTTTTTTCTTGTCATGACGCTGTGTCAAAGGACGGTGACACCATTTATCCTAACTTGACGCCAAAGTTGAGAACGGCAGTAATGGGTTACATGGACGTTATTGGTTATATGTTCACTGGCGTAGACACAAACGCCGAGGGCGAAGAGTATTTAACAAGGCGTCTATTGTGTCGTCCGTACCGCAAATGGGTCGCCAAAGACCGTTCGCCTGGTCAAAAATTGGGATTAGTAGTTGACAATCCCACGATACCGAATCTAATTAACAAAATCTTAGGAAAGGAGCATGTTAAATGACAAAACAACCTCAAATTCCAGAACTTAGGAAAACAAAATCAACTGAAAAAGCTACGCCGCATGACTCGACGGCATCGCCGTATGCTTCGCATGGAGTTAACGCAACTCCGCAATTCCAGCAACCTCAACAACCTGGATTCCAGCCGCAGCAGCCGCAGCCGGTACCTGCACCGGACGTAGTTGCTCCGAGTGCGCCTGTTGGCTTACCGCAAGAACCTGACGATGTAGTCTTCGAGGAAGACTTTACAGACATTACCGGTGCTGGTCTTGTTGAAGAAGGCATGCATCATGCAAAAATCGTTGATTTCGAAAAAACAACGAGTAAATCTGGAAATCCGCAGTACGTCTGGCAATTCTTGATTATTGCCGGACCTTCGAAAAATGCTCAATTGAAGTACTGGACCAGTCTGCTGCCGCAAGCGCGCTGGAAAATTGTTGAAGCACTCGAAGCCATTGGAATCCAAGCAAGCGGCACGATCGCTCGTTTCAAGCGCAGCGATATTGTCGGTAGAGTTTGCATTATCGACGTAGCGCATGAAGATTTTGAGGGGCGCACGACACACAAGGTGACGAAAGTTTACCCGCCAACACAGGAAACATTCGAGCACTCAAAAAATCAGCCCCTTTACTAACGTAACAGCAGCGAGGCTGAGATAAGATACTCGTAAGTAGCCACGGCAATCCTCGCTTTTTATGCGAATTTTTGTGAATAGGAGGTATACCGGTGTTAATTGATAACGACGAAAAATATTTAGCGATGTTAGACCGTCTGCGTACGGGGCCACCTCTTATGGTCTACGACTTAGAAACATCTGGACTTGACCCGTTCCGAGGGGATAGATTGATCGGCGTTGCTATTCTCATACCAG